GGGCAGACCCAACAATTCGCAGATACTCATAACGCTATGCTTCCAGAGCGAGGCTCTAAGCAATCAATGTTACTACCATTCGGTTATGACGAGCAGGGCAATATAGAACCCGCTATTCCATCATTAGTGCGTGATGTAGGGCTTGGTGCTTTTGGATTGCTTGGTGAATACGAAAAAGCCCAGACAGGTACAGGTTATGGGTCATTGGATGATATAACGCCACAGGAAACCGCTAATAGTATGCAAGGATTGCTTGAGGTGATGACGGGTGGCTCTGTTACTTCTGCGCCTAAAGGTGCGTTGCGTACTGGCTTTGCGAGGGACAACGTTAAGAAGACAACAGGCTTGTTGAATGATGTTGATGATTTAGGCTTCTATTCTCCTACAGAGCGATTAGCAGCTAACCTACAGCCAAAAGGTACAGGTCAACAGTATCTAGGAATACTTTCAAAAGGCGATGGTCAAGGCTCAAGAATACAAGAAGAAATGGCTGATATGGGGCTTGATACTTGGCTACAGGGCAAGGGTAAGGTAAGCCGTGATGAGGTTCTTGATTATATCGGTGATAACAGGTTGCGGTATGGTAAGGAGGTTTTGAAATCAGGAAATCCTTATCCGTATAGAACGAGTGACGATTGGCAAGATGCTGTTATGAGTGCAGAACGTAGAGGAGATTTTGATGAGGCACAAAGAATAACCGAAGCGTGGGAAAGTTCGGAGGGGTTTGGCTCGGCAGGAGATACTCGATACCAAAAATACTCCCAAGAGGGCGGCACAAACTACCAAGAGGGATTGTTGACTGTTCCAGAAAGAAATAAAATAACTTACAATCAAGATAATGTGTTGCCGTTAGACGCAACGCATCCTGCGGCAAGTGACCCTGATAGATTTTGGTATTTTGAAGCACCAGATAGAGGTATTGATAAGCAAGTATTTCAAATTCCCAAGAGTAGATTTAACTCTACTGGTGAGGTATCAAGGCAAGAGGCTAAAGATTATATCATTAGGTCTAAACAACCTGAAATGTCGCGTACAGAAAACTATTCTTCCCCCCACTACGATCAAGCCAACATCGGCTTAACAACCCGCACACAATCCTTCAACACGCCAGACGGTAACAGCGTTCACCTAATGGACGAGCTACAGAGTGATTGGCATCAAGAGGGTAAGAAGAAGGGGTATAGAATTGATGCGGAACAAGAGAAGGCTAGGTTAAAGGCTGAACAAGAAAATATAATAGAAGAAGCAAATAAATATACATCGGTTGGTCAGGACGCACCAACTAGGATAACGGACGCTTATACAGCTAACTCAAATAGATTGGCGCAATTAGAAGTACAAGAAATAAGAGGTGTACCCAACGCACCCGCAAAGCAATCATGGATGAACCAAGGCATTAAAAAGGAAATCAACCAAACTATAGCAGATGGCAGAGATTACTTTGCGTGGACAGGTGGAAAGCAACAGATTGATAGATATGAAGAGGCAATGCGTCAAAATGTAGATGAGATTATTTATGAAGTTGGTGATGATGGCAAATACTTTGTAGATGTTAGTAAGAATAATTCACTTGTTTATGAAAATAGCGGTTTAAGTATAGAAGAAGTTGAGAAGATTTTTGGGAAAGATATTGCTAAACAAATAAAAAATAATAATGGTGAAGTTGCTTCAAAACTAAGACCAGACGCTAGAACTTTATCTGGTGATGATTTAGCAATAGGCGGTGAAGGCATGAAATCTTTCTACGACAAGGACGTAAAAAAGCGCACTGAAAAGATTATTAAACGCCTTGATCCTAACGCCAAGGTTGAAGTTATAGAGTTAGATAACGGCAATAAAGTTTGGGGTGTTAAGATTACTGACAAGATGCGCTATAAAGTAAAGAGCGAAGGTATGCCGTTATATTCCATCGCCCCAATCGCAGGTGCAGGATTACTTGGCGCAGGAATGATGCGACAGGAAGAGCAACAGCCACAACAAGGAATACTTAACTAATGCCAACTAAAGACAGCAGACTAAAAAGAGTAGGCGTGTCAGGCTATAACAAGCCAAAGCGCACCCCAAGCCACAAGACCAAGTCGCATGTTGTAGTAGCTAAGTCAGGCGATCAGATTAAGACCATAAGATTTGGTCAACAAGGCAAGACAGGCGACAAGACGATGACTAAGCGGGCAAAATCATTTAAGGCGCGACATGCCAAGAACATCGCCAAGGGTAAGATGTCTGCGGCATATTGGGCAAATAAAGTGAAATGGTAAAAACAATTATGAGTAATAACAAAACAATGTTATTATCGTAAAAATTGCAACAAGGATATAACAATGCCAAAGGGACTATACGCAAATATTCACGCTAAGAGAAAGCGCATCAAGGCGGGCAGTAAGGAGAAGATGCGGAAGGTTGGCGCAAAGGGCGCACCAACGGCAAAGGCTTTTAAGAAGGCGGCTAAGACTGCAAGAAAGAAAAAGTAAATGGCAATTACAAGCTACGCAGAATTAAAAACGGCTATTGCGGATTTCTTAAACCGCGATGACTTAACGTCTGCCATCCCTAACTTTATTGCGTTAGCGGAGGCTGACTTTAACCGTAAAATAAGACATTGGCGCATGGAAGGCAGATCGTCTGCCACCATCGACACGCAGTATTCTGGCATCCCCGCAGACTGGTTAGAAACTATTAGGTTCAATATTTCAACGGACAGTGGCACTCAACGCCTAGAACTTATCAGTCATGCGGAGATGGCAGAGCGCAGACACCAGAAAGACGACATTGCGGGAACGCCTCAGTTCTACGCTATGTCAGGCGGTCAGTTTGAGGTTGCGCCAACGCCAGATGAAAGCTACACGGCTGATCTGCTATACTATCAAACTATTGACGCACTCAGCGACAGCAACACAAGCAACTGGATACTGACGTATCACCCAGACGCCTATTTATATACGGCACTGGTACACAGCGCACCGTATCTAAATGAAGACCAACGAGCTACAACGTGGGCGGCACTAAGCCAATCAGCCGTAGACGGAATTAACCAAAGTGACAACGAGGCACGTTTTAGCGGAACGGGTCTTAGAATGAAAATCAGGAGCTATTAAATGTCATTCTCAAACGAATTTGAAACCAGAGCATTACAGTGGGTATTTACCACAGGATCGCCAACAAGACCAACTGCGTGGCACTTGGCACTATTTACAAGCAATCCAGATGAAGATGGAAGCGGTACTGAGGTATCAACGTCAGGCACGGCATATGCCCGTGAAGCCGTGACATTTACCGTGTCAGGCAACACCGCGACAAACAGTGGCGCGATTGAATACGCCACCGCAACAGCCTCATTCGGCACTGTCAGCCATGTAGGCGTTTACGATGCGAGTACGGGCGGCAACTTGATTGCCTATGCCGCACTATCATCAAGCAAGGCGATTGATACGGGCGACATTTTACGCATCCCTGCGGGCGATCTTGATATAACATTGGATTAATCAATGGCGGTTTATCGTGGCGGCTATGGTCTTAGTACTTACGGCAATTATTCTTATGGATTAGATGGCTCTATCTTAGCCGCTGCCGCCACAGTTATCACTGTTGGCTCAGTAGTCGGATCGTCTGTCAGAATACGCGATGCCGCATTAGCCGTAACTGCCACCGCAACCGCATCCGCATCCGTTAATATCGTAAAAGATGTATTGGCTACGGCTAATGCAACCGCAAGTAATAGCTCTGCGGTAGTACGAATTAGAGATGCGTCAAGTACCATATCTGCGTCTGCGGCTAATACAGCGTCAGCAGAACGCCTAACGACTGTTTCGGCTACATCCCTACCTAGCGCATCACTTACGGCACTGTGTAAGCGTGTGAGGGACGCAGAGGCAACATCTACACCAACATCCACGATTACGGCTAATGCTGTTGCGGTGTTTGAGTTATCCGCAAATGTTGCGGCTAATTTATCAATTACGGCAAATGTTTCCGCAATTAAAGAAACATCTGTGACAACATCAATAAGTTGTGCTACAATATGCAACGCAACTTACAAGTGGAATGATAACTCGATTACGTCTGAGGCTTGGACGGATCAACCAATAACTGAAGAAATATGGACAGACGTAAGCGATACGTCTACAGACTGGCAAGAGGTAGCATAATATGGCTGATACAACTACAACAACTTACGGCTTGACTAAGCCAGAAGTAGGTGCGTCCGAGGATACTTGGGGTACTAAGATTAATGACAACTTGGATGACATTGATAATCTTCTTGATGGCACAACGCCCCTTACAACTATTGATGTAACAGGTGACGTAACTGTTGGTGACCAAGTTATAATTGGAACAAGCGGTGTCGCAACAACGTCAGGAGACGACTTAATTGTTGGTCAGATTGATGCGAATGATTACGGTCTTACCATAAAATCTGGTTCGGCAAATAGCGGCAACATCTTTTTCGGTGACGATGATGTTACAACGGTCGCATCACGAATGGGACGTATCGCTTATGACCATTCAGACAATAGTATGTTTTTTAATACTAATAGTCAGACAGCCTTAACTATTGACAGCTCACAAGATGCCACCTTCGCGGGTGATATTAATTTTTCGAATGCTTCACCAAATGTTTTACTTGACGCTGATAATGACCGCTTAGTTGTATCTGGCGGTGACGCAACGTCAAGTGGTGCAAATATTATTTTTTATGGCGACAATCATGCAACTAATGCCGATAAAATGATTTTTCGCAACAGTGCCACAACAGCACTAACAATAAATGCTTCAGGAGACGCCACCTTTGAGAATGATGTTCAGGTGAATGGTGGCATTAATGTTATCAATGACCCTATTGACTTTAGTGGTGCGAGGTCTGATACAGCAGGTGTAGCTACATATGGTAGCATTGCTACAAGATTGTGGGCTTTCCGTTGCGCGACATCAGGTACTTCTTTGAATTGGGATTACAACAGTGTTCATCGTGCTCAAATGTTAGTTACAGGTGATTGGAGAAATGCAAATAACTCATATGGTGCAATCTCTGATATACGCTTAAAACAAGATATAACTGACGCTAATTCACAGTGGGATGACGTAAAGGCTTTTAAGTTTAAAAATTACAGGTTTAAGTCTGAGGTTGAAGCAGACGAAAATGCTAAAACCCATCTAGGAGTTATCGCACAAGATTTATTAGAAACCTCTGCGGGGTTAGTTACTCGCAGTGAGGGTGAAGAATATTATGGCGTAAACTACATGCTTATGTGTATAAAGGCAGTCGGTGCATTGCAAGAAGCTATGACAAAAATTGAAGATTTAGAGGCGAGGGTTGCCACATTAGAAAGCGCAGAATAAATGCTTGATTGGTCACGGATAAAAATGCCTAAACTTATCGTCAAGATAGATAAGAAGGGTTGGTTCAAGGGTTGCGGATTACACCATGCCGCAATCGTTGCCTTTACAATTTTACTGGGTCACTACATCGGCTTCGGTGAATTTATGGCGGCATTTGGTGTCGGGTGGTATAGCTGCAAGGAATATGGCGGTCAGATTTACCCGCCAAAAGTTTTTGAGGTGATGGACTTTGTAGCACCCGCAATGGTGTCGCTAATATATTTAGTAGCGGTAAGTTAGCTACGTTAACTAGGAATTGCTATGGCATTAGTACCATTAGATATACAGATGGGCTTCAAAAACAACGGCACAGAGTTTCAAAGCTCAAACCGTTGGCTTGATGGCAATCTTGTACGTTGGCATCAAAACAGCATAAGACCGATAGGCGGTTGGGAAGTTCGCGTAAGTAGTGCATTTTCTAATCCTGCTCGCGCAATGGTTGCATGGCAAGACTTGAGCGAGGACAGGCGTTATGCCGCAGGAACGTCAGACAAATTATATGCCGTAAGCGCAAGCCATACTGTCACGGACATTACTCCTGCCACACTAACTACAGGTATTGTTGATGCAGACTTAAATAATGGATATGGCGGCTCATTTTACGGTCAAGACTACTACGGTACTGAGCGTGTCCCCAGTGGGATTTACTCAGAGGCAACAACATGGTCATTGGATAACTGGGGCGAATACTTAGTCGCCTGTAGCGTTGCCGATGGCAAGTTGTGGGAGTGGCAGTTAGATGTCGCCAGTGATGCGGCAGTGATTGCTAATGCGCCAACAGACAACTTAGGCTTGCTAGTTACCGAGGAGCGTTTTCTCTTTGCGTTAGGCGCAGGAGGCAATCCCCGTAAGGTTCAGTGGTCTGACCGTGAGGATAACACCACATGGACACCTGCCGCCACTAACGAGGCAGGAGACATTGAGCTTCAAACTTCAGGTCAAATTATGGCAGGAGTTAGAACTAGGGGTCAGTCACTAATTATTACAGACATTGACGCACACAGCGCAACCTATATCGGATCGCCATATGTATATGGCTTTGACCGTGTCGGAGCGTCTTGCGGTCTTATAGCAAGAAAGGCTGTTGCCGCAACGGATGCGGGTGTCATGTGGATGGGTCAGAAGAACTTCTTCTTATATGATGGCGCAAAGGTTCAGGAAGTGCCGTGTGAAGTTTGGGATCATGTGTTTACCGACATCAACAGGGCGCAAGTTAGCAAGGCGTGGGCAACTACGGTGGCGCAGCATGGCGAGGTTTGGTTCTACTACCCGTCAGGCGACTCGACAGAGATCGACAGCTATGTGGCTTACGATTATCGTGAGGGTCACTGGCTTATAGGAAGTCTTTCTAGAACGTCAGGCTTTGACCGTGGCGTATTTAAAAACCCAATTTTCTCAGACGTAGGCGGCAACGTGTATAACCATGAAAAGGGCTTGAACTACGATGGCGGTACGGTCTTTGCTGAGACAGGATCAATAAGTATTGGTTCAGGCGACAATGTGATGTCCGTAAATAAGTTAATACCAGACGAGCTAACGCAGGGCGATGTTGCGGTTACATTTAAGACTAGATTTCATCCCAATGACACCGAGCGCAGTTACGGCTCTTACAGCATGGCTAATCCAACAAGTGTACGCTTCTCAGGTCGTCAGATACGAATGAGGATTGAGGGCGCAAGGCTTGCAGATTGGCGTGTAGGCACAATGCGTATTGACGTAACACCGAGAGGTAAGAGATAGATGCCCGCACCAGTATTACCACCTATAGGCAATGACTGGCGAGATTGGGGTCGTCAATTAACGCTATATTTAAGGCGTACCTTATCTATACTTCAGTTTAAAAATGCTGACGACATACCTGCCGATAATGGAATTATATTGTGGGACGAGGAGAATGGCTACCCAGTGGTGTCAAAGAACAATGAGTTCAGGCAAATTGTCTTGGCTGATGGCTATGCCTCATTTACTAAAGCCGCCAGTGTTGCGTTTGCCAGTGCGGATACTGAGCAAGTTATCACATATGATACGCCAATATATATTGACGGTATCTCTCAAGGCACACCGACAAGTCGAATTGTCTTTGAGGAGGGCGGCAACTACTTCCTGTCTTTTACGGCACAAATATACAGCACAAACTCATCAACTATTGACTTTTACTTCTTCCCTAAGATTAATGGAACGGCAGTTACAGGATCAACTATCAAGGCAAATTTACACGGCAATGGCGAAACCACAGTCGTGTCACGGTCAGCAATATTTTCTGTTAATGCCGATGACTACTTAGAGGTGGCGTGTGCCTGTAGCAGTACAGACGGAAGTTTAAATGCGTTTGCGGCTACGGCTTTTGCCCCTGCCACACCGTCAACGACACTGGCAATTACGAGGATTAGCGCATGACTGAGCTAGACAGAGTAAGACCGTGGCTTGAGGCGGCACTAAGGCATGGCGGCAATACCCATGACTGGGAGGACGTAGTTCAGGGATTAGTTGATGGTCGTATGCAGTTGTGGACGGGCGACAAGTCTGCCGCAGTAACTGAGATACTCGTGTATCCTAAAAAAAAGGTTTTGCACGTTTTCCTTGCAGGTGGTACAATGTCACAACTTATAGATATGATTGACGATGCTGCCGAGTGGGGCAAAGCCCAAGGATGCACTGGAATGACCCTAAGTGGTCGCAATGGATGGAAGCGTATATTATCCAAACTTGGGTGGGACGCTAAAATGGTAGTAATGGAAAAGGAAATATAAATGTCAGGCGGTAAAGGCGGTAGCCAAACAACAGCAGTGGAAGTTCCCCCACATGTAAGTGATGCGGCAAGACGCAATCTCAAAAGGGCAGACAAAATTGCAGGTATTGGCTATACGCCTTACTTTGGCGCAGACGTAGCGGCAATGACACCGATGCAACAGGCGGCTATGCAAGGCACAAACCAGATGGCTTCAGCCTTTGGATTGCCGAGTGTAAGTGACCCGATGGCAGGTATGCCACAGGCTCAAGACTTTGGCGGTATGCAAGCATATTCGTCAGCACCTTTATTTGAGCAATCCTTACAGTCATTAGCCCAGAATAGACCAGAGCAGTATAAGGCTATAGAGGGTATGTTCAATCCGACAGGCGGCACAAATTATGCTAGTGGCTATGGTAGTGGCGGTGGATATGGTAGTGGCTATGGATACGGCACAAATACGGGCGGTGGCGTAAGTTATTCAGGTGGTGGCTTATTGCAGGAAATAGAGGCTAACGATCCCACACCTCAAGGCATGACACGCATGGAATATAACTTGATGAAAAACCCTAACAAGTATGCCACCAAGTCATTTACAGACGATGAGTTAGAGCAGCAATACTACAATACAGGATTACTATAATGGCTAACGCAGGAAACCCACAGGCAGTAGAGACAACGTCAACACAGCCTAACATATATCAGCAATCCGCAGGGGCATATACTCAGGCACTTGACAAGGCGGCAACGCCTACGGCAATGGGTGACGTATCACAATACTATAACCCATATGAAAGCCAAGTGGTTGACACCACCCTAGCTGACATTGATCGTTCACGGCTAATGGCTCAAAACCAATTAGGCGCACAGGCTACACAGGCAGGGGCATTTGGCGGTAGCAGACAGGGTATTGCCGAGGCTGAAACAAATAGAGCCTATGCAGATCAGGCGGCACGAACTGCCGCACAGCTAAGACAGCAGGGCTTTGCACAGGCGCAAAATGTTGCAATGGGCGATGTCGGATTAGGATTGCAGCAAGCGCAACAACTTGGCTCATTATCCAACTTAGGCTTTGGCATGGGTCAGGGCATACAGCAACAGCAGATGCAACAAGGTCTGCAACAGCAAGTTCTTAACCAAGCTCTTATTGATGCGGCAAAGGGTCAGTATTCAGGCTACACTGGCGCACCAATGCAATCCCTACAAGCACCATTAGCGGCTTTAGGCGTAGGTGGTAATCTTGAAAAAACTCAGACGGCAACAAAAAATCCTGGGTTCTTTGATTACTTACAGTTAGGCGCAAGTCTTATAAAACCATTTTAACTTAGGATAACATAAGATGGCAATGAACTTAAATTTAATACCAACACCGACATTAGAGGCAGAGCAGTTTAGTGTTCCTCCTTATCAGGGTCAACAACAGCCTATGCAACAGCCTATGCCTGAACAGCCTATGCAACAGCCTCAAGGCTTACTAGGTCGCATTGGCGCAGGTATTAAGCGTAGTGTGCAAGACCCAAACTTTATGGATCGTCTGACTATTGGCTTGGGCGGTATGACTATGAATCCTAACGAAGCTCTTATGGGTTTGGCGCAGAATAGGATTAATCAACGTCAGAAGTTGGGGCTAATTAACGAGCAGAAAAATAGAACGATTGAAGCCTTGAAGAGAATGAATACGCCACAGGCTATGAGAGCGTTGCAGTTTTTAGATTCAGGTGGCGATGTTGGTAATGCCTTGAGTATGGCTTTTGAGAAGCCAAAATCTAGTATAAAAATTATTGAAGGAAAGGTAGTTGATCTTACAGACCTAAATAATCCTAAAGTTGTTTACGAAGGTGGCAAGGATAGTAATATAGAAATTATTGACGGAAAGGCAGTTGATCTTACAGACCCAAATAATCCTAAAGTTGTTTACGACGGTGGCAAAACTACTGCTCGTGAAGCTAAAATACAAGATTATATGAACACATATAATATCACTAGGGAAGAGGCAGTTTCTTTTATGTCTAACCGATTCAGACAAGAAGTGGATACTTTTGGAAATCTCAGAATAATAGATACACTTACTAATAAAGAAGTATCTTCAACAAAACCTAAAATTGACGAAGTTGATAAGACTGTTGAGAGTACGATTGATCAGACAGGCTATGACTTCCCTGCGTTATTTACAGGAGAGAGCCTAATTGGTAGTGTTGCTCAACCCGTCTCAGGTATTTTCGATATAGACAGTCCTTATCTTGAAAAAAGAAAAAAGGCTGAAAATTACCTTAATATAACAAACCAACAAACTATGGCGGCATTAAAAAAGTCTACAAGACCTTTGGCGAGAGAGTACGAAGAAATTTCTAACATATTGCTAAAAGGTGGAGTTACAAAGACATCACGAAACGCTGCCAGTCAAGCGCAAGAAGTAATTGATCTGTTGACTAAACAACTTGACTTAGAAACTAAATCGGCAACATATGACTCTACTGGACAGGCTTTAGGGCAGTCGAAAGAGGCTATAGATGAATTAAATAATGTTATTCAAAGGTATAAAAACATTTTAAGTGGATTAAAACCTAAACCCAGAAGGTCTTTGACTGAAATAATGGAAGCGAGATAACTAATGGAACGTATTTCTAAGTCAAAGATAAATGAAATGATAGATGAGGGGTATAGTGAGCAAGAAGTTTCGGAGTTCATTGCATCTAAATTTAATTTAACTGATCAACTAGATCAAGTATTAGAGAACGATTACTCGTACTCTAATTTCTTAGATTATGTATCTGGTAATGAAGCTCAAGATTATTCTTCTGCAACCCGTTTGGATGCTGTGGGAGCAGGTGGAACTTCTGGTCTTGTTGATTTAACTAGCGCAATACTTGGTGCGCCCGCTGATCTTGGCGCAACAGTTATAGAAGAGGCGGTTGATGCGCCTTATCAAGTTTATAAGCGTTTGACAACGCCTCTGTCAGAAAAAAAAGAAATGTTTGAGAGGGGTGAATTTGAATTTCCTAAAGTTTTGGAGTTTGAAAAACCGTTTTTAGGTTCAGATTACATTTCTGAAAAAATAAGGTCTGGGTATGATAAGTCAGGTTTTCCTATTGCGGAAAAAAAAGATTTGCCTGTTAGTTTAAGACCTTACTATACTGGGGGTGAAACTTTTACAACTGGTTTAGGTGTATTAGCTGCGCCCTACGCTGCTGCACGAAACCCTAAGAGAGTAGCTAATGTTTTTCAGCCTTTGGTTGAAAGGGCAATATCTTCACCTAAATCATATTTTTCATCAGAGATACCTGCATTAGCAAGCGCATCAATAGCGGGTGGGTTATCTGAAAAAGTTTTTCCTGATAACCCATACGCCAGAATTGCAGCAGAAGTTACATCAGGTTTACTAAATCCTTCTCAATACGCAACATCTCTTGTCAATAAATTTACTCGTTCACCAAAAACTAATATTCAAGATAAGGCTTCAGAGGTAGCGCAAAGTTTTGTTACCTCTAGAGGAGAATCTCCTTCTGACGTAGCAAAAATATTGGAGTCTCCTGATATAAGTGGTGTAACTCTTACACCTGCCATGAGAACTGAAAGTCAAGGATTATTAGATTTAGAGGGATATGTTTCTAAAATATCCCCAAATTTTAGTGAAGCACGAGACAGCCTTACAGCTAAAAGTTTGTCGAACTTGCAAGAAGGCATACAAAAACTCACAACTCAGGGTAAGCCCGAATTGATAACTCAAGCCACTAAGCAAAGATTTCAAGATATTAATAATAATTTAGACATGATGGTGGCTAATTTTGAAAATGCCGCACTAGATGCAAGATCAAGTATAACTTCACTTACAAGTAAAGATAAAATTGAAAAATCTCTTAATGCAGTAAAATTAATGAGGTCTTCCCTAAAGAACGCAAGAGATCAAGAAAATATATTGTGGAATCAAGTTGATAAAGATGTTGTTTTACCACCTCAACTTATTACCAACGTAAGAGACGCAATAAAAAGAAATGCCTTAAAGAGTGAGCCTCTCCCTCCTCTGGTTAGCAGAGAATTAAAAAGAATGAAAAAAGAAGGTGTCCTTAGCGGTGATGCCTTAAAATTTAGGTCAGAATTACTATCAGAGGCAAGACAAGCTAGAGGAAAAGGTGATTTTATTGTGGCGGCACGATACAATGACGCTGCCTCTGAAATACTTGATAGTGTAACAGACATGATGCCTAGAAGCGAAGAAGTTTTGCAAGCCACCGAATATTCTAACAAGTTACATAATGTGTTTACTCGATCATTTGCGGGAAAGTCGTCTTCTAGAGGAAGGTTAGGTGAAGAAAGAATTTCACCTGAAACTATGCTAGAAAAGGCTTATGGTCAGGGAGGTACTCAAGCTAAAGTGCAATTTGAGGAATTATCATCAGCCGCAAAAATGGGTGATGAGGCTGTATCAGGTAACTTATCGTCTAAATTGGCAGAAGAGTCTGAGGCTTTTTTAAGTATTGTTTCTAAAGATTTGTTAGATGAGTCAGGTCAAGTAACTTCAAATAAAATTAATAATTTCTTATCCAAGAATGAGTCTTTGCTAAATGACTTCCCGTCCTTAAAAAAGAAGTTGATCAATGTAAAAAATGTAAATCAGGAATTAAAAAGAATATCCTCAGATGCTAAAACAGCAAGACAAATTATAAATAGTAGAACTATTTTTGGTAACGTATTAAAAACTGACAGCCCTGAAGTTGTTGTAAAAAATGTTATGAAAAGTGATAATTTAACCAGAGATTATACGCAATTAGCAAAAATGGCAAAAAGGGGAGGAGAAGACGCAGTTTTAGGGTTAAAGTCATTAACTATTAAAAATATGTTTGATGCTTCACTAGATAAAAAAGGACTGATCAATTTCCAACAATTAAAAAATCTAATTTCAAAAGGATTTTCTAAAGAAGGAAGAGGCGTTTTAGATTTAATGTCTAGAAATAATCTGATAGACAATTCTTCAATAAAGTATTTAGAAGAATTGACTGACAGGGGATTAGCTATACAAAAAATAAAAAATAGCTCAAGACCTATTACAGAAGATTTGCCAAATGATTTTTTAAGCGATGCGTTGGAGAGACTCGCGGGGGTGAAGTTAGGTGCAGCAGTAGGAAAGGCTACTTCATCAGAAAACTCCTTAATGTTAGCTAGTGCGGGTGTTAGGTTTATTAAAAAAGGGTCTAATTTCTTTAAAAAAATTCCTATAAAAGCAACTCAAGACTTACTAGTAAATGCTGCGTCTGATCCAAAACTTATGAGGATGTTGCTATTAAGACCTAGAAGTCTAAATCAGCAAATGGCGTTAGAAAGAAACATTAAGGCGTACTTGCTATCTTCAGGAATAAATTTTGATAAGGAACAATAAATGCAACCGAAAAAGTTAAGCGAAGAAGAAGTAAGCAATGCCGTATCCGTAGCAGTACGGGAGGCAGTTGACTTTGTTGAGAGTGAGAT